CCCTTTCATATCCCATAATAGAGTATAATTGTCTCGTAATTTTTTATATTCTGGTACAATTTGTTTCAGCGTCCCTTTTTTACTCTTTTTAATACTTAAATAATCTCTAGGTGGTTCAATGCCGTTTGTAGCATTTGAAACCACACTAGAGGATTCTGACGGCATTTGGGCTGATAAGGTGCTATGTCTTAGCCCATTCTCTTTGATAGATTTTCTCAATTGTTCCCATTTCATAGATAGTTTACGATTTACAATCTCATCTACCTCTTTCTTATAGGTGTCAATCGGTAATATACCGTCGGAATATTTTGTTCTATTAAAGTATTCGCAAGGTCCTTTTTCTTTTGCAACTTCATTACTTGCTTTTAATAGATAATACTGAAACGCCTCTGTTAATTCATCAACTTCTTTCCAGGCAGCCTTGTCTTCATATGATACTTTCATTCTTGCTAGATAATGTGCAAGACCAATATAACCAATACCTAATGAACGTCTTGCTTTAGTAGAAACTTCAGCCGCTTTTACAGGATATTTTTGATGGTCAATTATTTCATCTAACGCTCTTACTGCAAGGTCGCATAAACTTTCTAAATCTTCAATGTAATTAATTTTACCTATATTAATAGCAGATAGAATACATAATGCAATCTCACCCTCACCATCAATATGTTGAATAGGGTCAGTTGGTAAAGTAATCTCTTGACATAGATTTGACATTGTAATTCTATCTTTAAAAGAAGAGTGGTCATTACAATGGTCTATATTCATAATATAGATACGACCTGTTTCTGCTCTTTCTTTTAATATATCCATAAATAATTCTTGAGCACCTACTTTGATTTTTTTAACGCTGGTTTTTCTTTCAGCTTTAATGTATAAGTCATCAAATTCTTTTGTACCCCAAGCTTTGTAGAGTTCTGGTACTTCGTGAGGAGAAAATAAAGTAATATCTTCGTCATTGATAAACCTTTCATAAAATAGTTTTGATAATTGAATTGAGTAATCTAGTTTTCTAACTCTATTGTCTTCACTACCTTTATTATTTTTTAATACAATAATATCTTCTATTTCTTGGTGCCATATAGGAAAGTGTACCGTTGCACTACCACCTCTTACACCATTTTGTGTACAACATTTTACGGTTGCCTCAAACTTTTTAAGAAACGGTATAACACCTGTGTGTTGTACTTCACCACCTCTTATTCTACTATTAATACCTCTAATCCTGCCAGCATTAATCCCAATCCCTGCTCTTTGTGCCACGTATCCGCCGATTGCCATATCACTAGAAAAGATACTAGGTAAAGTATCATCAACATCCACCAACACACACGAAGCATATTGTTTGATAGGTGTTCGGACACCTGCCATAACAGGTGTTGGTATATTAATTTTAAATCTTGAAATTGCGTCATAATATTTCCTTACGTATGACATTCTTGTTTTTTTAGGATACTTTGAAAATAATGTAGCACTAATCATCATATACATAAATTGTGGTGTTTCAAACAATTCGCCTGTACTTCTATCTTGTACCAAATATTTGTCAATTACCTGTCGTAGACCTGCATATGTAAAATCATAATCTCTTTCGTGATTGACCCAATTTTCCATACGGTCAAAATCTTTTTTATCATATAGATTTAAAATATCTTTATCATAAACACCTTTCTCTACACATTTTTTAACGTGGTCATAAATGTGTGGGTGGTCCCAAAGTTTTCTGAAAATTTGTTTTCTTAAAGAGAATAGTAATAGTCTTGAAGCGACATATTGATAATTAGGATTTTCTAATGAAATTAAATCTGAAGCAGACCTGATTAGAATTTTTTGTATTTCATCTGTTGTTATACCATTATAAAATTGAAGGCCACTATTCATTTCAACCTGTGATGAAGATACTGCTGATATATCTTCACAAGCATACTCAACCATTTCGTGAATCTTATCAATATTAAGAGGTTCAAATCCTCGCCCATTTCTTTTTTTCACCGAAATCGTTTGATTATCTACCATTAATATCTCCTAACATTTTTTGTAATTATTTAATTGAGTCAATGCGCTTAACTTTGAATAAGTATTGGTACTTATAATATCATCAACTTCACTTTTTGTCAATCCGGATATAATCATATCGTTTACATCCTTTAGTTGTAAGTCATTTGGCCAAATTACCACATTATAATTTTCCTCTACAACTTTATACATTCTTTTTATTATTTCTTTATTTCTTGGTTCGTTATCAAATATATAGGTTACATTTTCTGGCGGAACATTTAATTTTAAATCTGCACCACCGGCTGCTAAACAATTATTAATAAACATACTATCAATAGGACCCTCTACAATATAAATGTGTTCTTGTAGATTAATCTTATCAAGACCAAATACTTTTTGTTTGTTTTCATCAAACTTAATTGTCAAATATTTTGGTTGTTCGTTACCAAATGCACGACCTTGAAAGGCAAAAGGTTTACCATCAATGCCATAAAAAGGAATAATCAATCTAGGGTGTTCACCTTTTGTATGAGGAAAAGTATTTGGTTTAACCTCATTTACGAAAGACATAAATTTATTACATAGATATAATTTGTCAAGATAATCAGTAGGTATTTTTCTTTTAATAACAACTTGTTTCGCTGGGTGTTTATCATCTAATTCAGATATCTTTATTAATTTTTCAAAATAATCTATCTGTTCAAACTTTGTAGGTTTGAAATCAAATTTAGGTTTAGGCGTGGAGGGCGCCGAGCCTTTATATCTTTCTAATAAGTATTGTTCATACTTTTTAGGGTCTAAAAATTTTAGAAAATTACCAAGACTTTGGCCTTCGCCACAATTGTGGCATTTAAAAAACATATCATTCTTAACTTGATATAGATATGCTCTAGCCTTGGTTTTGCTTTTTTTAGAATCACCACAATGAGGACATCTAAAATTAAAAAGGTTATCACCTTTTTTCTTAAATTGGCCTAATCTTCCGGAGATTTCATTAATAAATTTTAAATCAATATAACTCGACATAGCAACTCATAATATATACCAATATCAGCAATAAGTCAATGCTGGATTAACTCATCATTTGTACGATAGTCAAAAAATTTCTTGACAAAATCCAACCAATTACTATCGAACCACCTAATATCAACCATTTGTATTTCTCTAGTGTACCAACTCTCCCGCCAATGTCAAGCTTGAGAGACTTAATTTCGATTAATAATCGTTTTTCTGTCTGCTGTATCTCTTTTTGAAGTTCTTTATAGACGGTATCTATCTCTAGTTGTCTTTCTCTTAACTTTGTAAAGATTACTTCGTCTGTTTGTTCTTGTCTGGATATTTTCTCTTCGTGAACGGCCAACATCTGTTTAATAGACGTTGATACATCTGTTAACTTATCTATAGCCGTATCAAGTCTATTGTGGATTGTGTTTACCTGTTCCACATCTTTCTTGAGGCCGGCTATATCAATCAATATTTCTTTTGTTCCGTTCTCGGCCATTTTATTCTTTTATCTATTAATTTGCTAAAGGATTAGAAGACTTTAATTTAAGTTCTTGTATTTGTAATTTTAATACTTCTATCTCTTTTTGATTAATCGCTGTTTGTTTTTCGTTCTTTGCAATACCTGAAACATCTGGTCTTTCGTTATCTGATTTTTCAAGTAAAGATATTCTTTCGTTTGACTTTGCTATTTCTGCTGTATTTTTAGAAATACCAGAAACGTCAACATTAGAGCCTTCTATTGATGAAAGTCTAGTATTGAATTCTCCCCAAGCGTAAAAACCACCACCAATGGTAGCAATCACACCAACAAGGGCTGCATAGGTAGAAAGTTTATCTATTATTCCGTTTTTCATTTTCATAATTCCCTTTTTATTGTAATGACTTTAAAGCAGATATCTCTGCCTGTAAAGTATTTATCTTACTTTGAACCGTTATTAAATTACTTCGGTGTACAGCAATTGGGTCATTGTTTGAATACGCAGCTAATGAGGCGTCTTTATATATTTGTTGCTGTTGTAAAATATTTATTGTTTGAAAGAGCTCTAGGTTACCATCTGGCATATTACCTCCGTTTAGAGATTTATTCTGATAAGATGATAAATCTGGTGCCATTTGATTTAAAGCTTTTGATATAATATAAGAAGTAGCCGCAATCTGTTGGTCTACTCTCTTAATTTTAGCTGTAATCTTTTCTATAATTTTTTGTACTTTTTTACCTATGCTGTCAATGTCGGCAGAGGTAATCTTCCTGTTCTTGACAGATACGTCTGTCTTGCCTTCCACAACCTCGCTAGGACTCTCCTTCTCCTCCTGTCCTTCTGTTTCCTTATCTTCAACCATTTCTGATTTAGAAGATAAAGGTTTGCTCTCTTGTCTGTCCGGTTCTGTTGTCTCTTCATTTGCCTCCAGAGTATTCTCTGTCTCAACGGCCTCATCTGTACGTTCAGTTTCAGTAGCATTAGTATCCTCTTCGTTTCTGATATTAGTTGGTTTATTTTCTATTATCTCCGTCGGACTTTCTTCTACTAATTCCTCATCTGGTGCCTCCTCTATTGTAGGTTCTTCCATTCTTTCTTCTCGCATTGTTGGTGGTAAACTTGTCATCATATCTTCACTAGGTGGTGTCATAACAACTGCTTCATCATAATTTTCAAACTCATCTATTGCTTCAGGTTCAGGTCTTCTTAATACAATTGTATTTTCATCAGCGTACTCAATCATATTAGGATTGGTTTCTATAAAATCATTCATTTCATCATCTGTTAAATAGATATCTTCGTCACCTGGCATTAACATATCGCCTGTAATAGGTGGTAAATCTGATGGCATTGGCATTATTTCCATATCCATATCTACCATATTCATATCACTAGGACCAACCCCGACAGGCACAGGCATAATCATAACATCCATTAACTCTTCTACCATCTGATTACCTAATTCTTCGTAAAATTCTGTTGGTGTTATATCTTCTACAATTAATTCATTTTGAAAATCATTTACTAAACCATTTGTTTCTAACATATCGTTAAATGTTTCCATAACAAAAGTATCTAAAGGCATAATTTCTATTTCGCCTATATCGTTTTCAATAATAACTTCTAAATCTACAAGTTGTCCTGTATCAAAAGATGGTGGTAAAAATAAATCACCATTTGTTTCTTGGAAATCTTCTAGGGCTGTCTCTACATTTTGGTCAATTGATTCAAATAAATCCATACCTGTTGAATCATCTGTAAAATCTAATGCGTTATTTAAATCTGTACCAGCACTTGTACAAGTACCTAATTGTTGACAACTTGTAGTTTGTCCTAGAGTTGTAATTAATAACTGAACGTTATCTACGTCTGGACCTCTATGCATATTGTCATTATTTGAACCATCACCTTGGTTATAAAGTTCAGTTCTTATAGTAATGTCTGTTTGTGAGTTTGGGTTTTGAGTATAAACGTTTGTATAGTTATCAAAAGTACCACCATTGAAGCTTCTAGTAGGGTCGTGGTCGTTTATAGTTCTTGTTTGTGTAGTTACCGTACCATCAGCGGCCGTGATAGTTTGTTTTAATGTTAAAGTGTTTTCAATACTATTCCAAAACCAAACATCTGCTGATTGAGTTGAAGTAAAACCTTCATTAAGTTGTGATTGTGTTAAGTGACCATCACCAACTAAAGCACTATCTTGATATACATTATCTTCGGTCTTTCCTTCAAATGCTAATACACCACCTGATTGGTCCATATTAGTATCGTATGGAAAATTACCAAAATTTCCGTGTGTATGAATACCATCTGTACCGGTTGTTGACCAATCGGTTGACGTTGTGGTATTTCCTGTTCCAAATGTTGAGTTTGTAAGAATATTACCTGTTACCGTGATACAGGTTCGGTCACCAAGAGAATTGGTGGTACACGTTGTCTCTGCCTTACTTATACCGTTTATCGGTAAAATCGTAAGGATTAAGAGTAAGACCAAATTTGTAAAATTTAAAACACGCATATGCTACAATAAAACTCCAAATAAGCCAGCTAAGATTACCGTAATCCATAAATTATTTCCTATCTCGGTGGGTTTTGTTTCATTAAGGCTTTTTTTTTCTTTTTTTCTTTATCTATAGCCTCGTCAACTTCTTTCCATTCACCTTTTGCTTTTTCTTCTTCTAATTTTTTTAATTTTGCTTGTACTTTTTCTAATTCTTCAAGTCTAATTTTTTCTAATTTTTTTGCTTCTTTTTTATTTGCTTTCTCAACAACTTTTAAATTTTTCACATACTGGTCATAATCTGGTCTTAACTTATCATATTTTTTCCATTGTTGAGTTGCAGCCGCACCAATTTTACCTTCAAATGGGCACGGTGTACCTGATTGTTCCATTGCAAAGAACACTCTAGGGTCTTGACATAATATAGAAACGGCAGCCACTTTCATACCAAGGTCATTTAATACTTTTGATAACTTGATACGTTCACAATTCTCGTCTGTTGTATAAGTTCCACCTGAAACCCCTAAACCAAACGTTGATACACCAGCAGACATACCTACTACGCAAAGGTCTTGCGACATTGCTGACATACTAGGTGCTGATGATTGAGCGGTAACTCTTGTATCACCAGAATATGAATTATTATTAGTTGTAGAAGCGGTAGTAGAAGATGAACCACTTTGATATGTAGTGGTAGATTCTTGCGAATACCCACCTGATATAGTAGTATTACTTCCTGATGTGTTTGTTTGTGCGTTAGTCGTAGCCCCGTTAGAGGTAGTGTCAGCCCAAGCGACTTGTAGTGTTGTAAGTCCCATAACAAAGAATAACATAAGACTAATTAATAGTCTATTCATTTATTCTTTATCCTTTTATCAAGTGATTTATTAGTTCACTTAATATTATTTATAATACTTTTATTCTAAAATAAGTTTTTTTATACTTTTCTCTCCCAAATATATCTCCGTCTCTGCTTTAGACTTGATACATTTATATTGGACAGAACCTTTTTCTTTCAATTGTCTTTCGGCTACCCGCTTTCCTTTCAAGCAGGCGCTCATAGATGGTTGGATTCTATGCTCCTTAATCTCGTGGTCGATAAACATTAACAAAGCTATTACCGTTTCTACCATTTTTACTTACCGTTTTTGTAAACAATCTCCCTATTTGCGTCTTTCAGTTTCTCAATATCCTGCGACATTTTTTCTACTTGTTTTTGTAAAAATTCTATGTTAACTTTGTTTGTCATATTCTGCTCAAGGTTTTTTTCTACCTTTTCCATAGACTTATACAAATCCTCGATTAACATAAATTGCTCGGCATCGGCCGGAAGTGAACCCATTTCTCCTCTTGGCCATTTAATTCTAAATTCTGAATTAGAAACCATTTCAGTTTCAATTCTTTCTACGTGTTGGTTTAAATCTTTTTCTGCAAGTGTGCTTCTAGTTTCCAGCATTGTGATACGCTCTAATACTCCAAAGTAAGCCCACACTCCGACAGCCACGGCTCCGATTATGGCTAGCATATTCCGGACCGGCATTGAAATAGCGGTACTATCGCTTATATCTAATCTTTTCTCACTCATTTTCCTCCGTTGGTTCGTAGTATTCTTTATACTTATCTAACAAATCGTTAGTATGTTTTAAATGTGCTCTTATTTGAGCAAAGTTTTTTGCAATTAATTGAAAGTCTTTATCATTTAAACCGAATATTACCGGGTCAATTCCTTCGTCTTGCATTTTTTTAAATACTTCGTCTGCATTATCTGAAGTAATAATAATCCATTTCAATTTTTCTAGTTCAGGCATAGTAGGTTTTTCTAAACCTAAATTCTGTCTAGGTACTTCTTCTTTAAAGATACTTAATTTTTTAACGCCTGAACAGCCAGTTAAAAATAAAACTACTAAAATACTAATTATTATACGGTACATAATTCGGGTTCGCTATTGAGGGACACTCTTTGTTAATTTCTGATTTTTTAGTTGCGTTAATTTCTTCTTTAGTAAGTGGTGCCCCACCTGCTATCTCAACACATCTTAATACTTTATCACTTGCACCATTAATTATTCTTTGTATTGTTTCAGTTTTTTCTATTGCAAGTTTACCAAAGTCTCTTCCGCCTTTGTTAAATCTATTATCTAAATCATCTATATCTTTTTGTAAAGCATTTATTAACTTATTAAATTTTTTATTTGCTTCTAAAATTTCTTCAAAATCTTTTTGTTGTTTTTCTATAAGTTGTTTCTGGTCTGCTATAGCAGATTCTAATTTAACTGCATTTGCTTTTAATATAGCATTATCAGCTCTTAACTTAAATACATAGGCGCCGGCGCCGGCAAGGCCGGCAACCATAACACCTATCATAATCATTCTCATACTACCAAAAATCATTTTATTTTTTCCAAAATTTCAACTTTTTAGCCATAGCAGCCAAGTCTTCAAACTTTTCATTAACATACCAACCTGCTATAAAACCAATTACGAAAGCTATAGTTGTAAACATTTTATTCTCCTATTTTTGAGTTTCTTTTTCTATGACCGTTCCACGCCACGAAGCCACCCAATCTTAATGACCAGTAAGCTAACCAGTTCATTACATAAAAGCCATTTACTTCAATATTAATATCTCTAAAGATTTCGTCTGCTCTCTTTTGAGATATTTTACCTAGTGTATCTCTTTTATTTGCTCTTAATAGTGTTTCATATTTATATGCGTAATCGTGAACAAGACCACCCATTAATAAAACTCCTACTGGTGATAAGAACGTATGCAAAAATTTAGGTATACTAGCACCATCAAATTTAAAACCTGCTGGTACAACATATGTATTTCCGTTTAATGTATATTCCCAATCATTTGCTACTTCCCATTGTCTTACACCTAACAACCATAAAAGAATACCTTTAAAAAAACCTTTACCTTTTGTTTTAATCGGTAGAGGTTTCATAGTTGGCATTGCCGTATATGCAAAAGTATAACACTTTGCTTTTTTTTTATCAAAAGCATTTATAATAAAACCTATGATTATAACTGCTATTACTATTGACCATTGCCAAAATTTCATTGCTAAACTAATTAATAGTTCCATTTTAATCCTTATTTTTTTTATTCGTATCTATATAACTCTGATAAATTTTATGTGCCTGACCAAGATTTTTTTTCTTTTCAGGATCCTTTGCTCTTTCACTTGCAACTTTGGCTCTTTGAGACATTGCAATTGCAGCCTGCATTTTGTGAGCGTGTGTTTTACCAGAATTTTTTATTTTACTTACAGATTTTTTGGCAGTTTCGCCATCTGTAAATCCTAATCCGTGAATTGTGCCTTTAGGATTTTCATCTGTATATAAGTCAGAGTGTTTATCTGACCCAGCAGGTTGACCTTTTTTTCTAGGTATTCTATTTGTGTCATTGTTTAGACTACCCATTGCTTTGTAAGTACCCATACCTTTACCACTTCTATAATTGGCATTTATACCTACTGCTCTTTTTGACCTATGTTGAGAACCTTTAGGTGGATAATCACCTAGACTGGCCATAGGTGCCATATGTGAATAAGAACCTAAACTAAATCCTCCTACCTCTGCTATATATTCTTTAAACTTTTTCATACTTTAGATTTTTCTCTTATTGTAGGTTTAATTTTTTCTTCTTCAACTTTTATTTCTTCTCTTATAACACCTGATAGTTTATCAATTCTTTCATCTAATTTATCTAGTGTATTTAAAACACCTTTTAAAACTACATTATTGTTATCATTATTTTCTTTTACATTACTCCCCATTCTTTTCATAATTAAATCTTTTAAGACATTTTCTGCGTCTTTATTTTTCTTTTGATATTTGTTATGAGATTTTGTTAATGGGTGTTTAGCATTAGGGGCCATATCTACACCGCCGTGTGCTACTGCGTTTGTTGGTGCGTCTTCATCAATCTTATTGATGATTTCATCCATCATTTCTTTATAGTGTTTGGGCATATTCTGTCTCCGATATTAGTTCGTCACCTCTTTCATAAACGTCAATACCAAAACAAGTCATAAATGGTTCTTGTTCTATGTTTAATTCAGGTATATCTCCTTCTTCATTTAATAATTTATCATATTCATCTTGTTCTTTTAAATATGATATTACACCTGATTCTATTGCGTCTTTATATTTTGCATAACTTCTATCTTCTTTTATTAATAAAGCTAATGCAACTGCAAATGACCCTAGTTTACTTCCTAAACCAACTTTTTTCAATATACGTTTTAAATTAAATACAAATCTGTGAAGAAGTGTATAGTGTTTCTTATCAGATTGTTTTATTACGTTTCTATATTTTACTAATACTTTACCGTCTTTATCAATAATGCCTCTTTTAAATGCCTCTGTTTTTTCAAACGGAGTTATAAGCATTTTGACAACACGATAAGTTATTAAAAAGTCAATTCCTCTAGCCATTATAGTTCCTTAAGCATTTGTGTAATTGTTGTATCTTCATTCACCTCTTGTAATTCGTGTGAGTAAAGATATCCTAGATAACCACAAACTGATTTTAGTATTGGCCAGTATTCTTTATCAATTTTAAATAATAATAAAGTCATACAGGCTTCAGCACCAAAAACATTATGTAATAATATAATATGATTTAAGATTAATCTTATCTTTATTTCACCAGTTGATTCGTATTTACGAAACAACCTTTTAAGATACTTAAATCTCTTAATATCATCATTAAACTCCTCTTGTTTTTCAAGAGTAGGGTTGTCATAATTTTGTAAAGCATATAACAACCAGTTCTTATTGGTTATCTCTTCAAACATTTACACTAATTTAGCGTAAACTTTAGACATTCCTGTTTTTAACGTTTCGTACTCTACTTGAAGTTTTAGACCACCTTCTTTTTTGTGAGAAATACCATCATCATTAATATCAGAACCGTCTGTGTCCTTGCCAAATCTTCCTCCGCCAAATTTAATCTCAGCAGTAAAGTTACCTTTTTCACCAGTTGTTTCTTGTACTGGTACAAAAAGACCTATTCTCATAAGATTGTTTCTGATTTCTTCAACGGCGTGTGAAGCAGTGATATATTCTTTCATTGCTGTGCCACCAAGAAATGCATTAACTCTTTCTAAAACTTTCGGGTCGTGTATGTTATGAACACCGATACTACCATCTTCAAAAGAGGCAACATCTGGAGTTCCAACGTGACCACCGTCAAGTGTTTCCTTAATGTTAATATGTTGTTTAAAAGTTTTCATATTACCTTTCCTTATTTGTACTTGTCTGATTTCTTTTTCGTTCCGTCTGAACGAGCAATCAAACCTTTTGCTTTAAGGTGTGCCTTATCTGTAAAGCCTGCCTTACCTGCTTTATGACGTTTCATAGCGTCAGCAGTATTAGGCGCTTTTTCACCTAAAACATCTTCCTCAAAGTCTTTCAAATTTTCATCTTCTATAAAAGATTTAAATTTTTTCATTTTTTCTTTTTTTCGTCCTTCTTCATTAATTCTTTTTCACGTTCAGTTGCTTTAGTTATCATATTTGTAGCAAACATAATCGCACCATTTAAAGCATTTAAATTACTTTTCATAGCGCCTAAATCAACTTCTACTTTTTGAATATTTAATTTCATTTCATTGAAATCTTTTTGTAAAGAAGTTCTTTCAGTTTCTATTTCCTTAATTGATATAGTCATAATATTCTCCAATCTTTATTAAGCAGTTGTACCTGTGTTTGCTAAAATAAACCAAGCACCACTTTTGAACATCAATGTAGAAGTCTTACCTTCTCCTGATAATACAACACTAGTATGACCTCTTAAATTTGAAGGTGTTATTGTAGCTGCAAATGAACCAGATGATGAAGTGTTTAAAAACATTTTCACCTGACCATCAGCACCGTTTGCTAATGTTATTGTACCTGCAGCTGACGTTGCATTTATTTCAGTAATTGCTGAAGTTAAGTCAGCAGCTGATTGTGTTGAACCATCAGTTGTTATTGATTGTGAAGATTGCTTTAATCCTAACCAAGTTGGTATATTATTAAAGATAGAGCTTGCACTTACTTTTTTGTTGATTGGTGTTCCGCTTGGGTCATCCACTACGTGGAATAAATCTACGGAAGCTAATGCGTTACCTAAATCGGTAAGCTGTGTGATTTTCTTATCTGCCATTTTTATCTCCTAAAAACCCTTTGTGGGTATGCTACTTGTACCAGTTGATACAATCACTTTGTTAATATATTTATAAGGGCAGGAACATAGTTCCTACCCCTATGTTTGTTGATTATTAAGCGTCAGCTGAATTAGTCAATGCGACTAATGTTTCAAACTGAATTCTACTTGCTCTACCGCCGGAACCAGTTGTTTTTAAGTTCCAACCTGCGTGTGCAATTTTACCAGATTGTGTTTCTGTGTCTTTAAAATTAAAAAGACCCATAGTAACCCCTGTGATAAAGTTGTCAGCAGTTGTATCACCGAATAAATCAGTTCTATTTGCCGAGCTTGGTGTTTTTTTGATGTATGCTACAGCCCATAAAGGTGCTCCAGCAGCCTCGTCTTTATTTGTCCAAGATGACATAGTATTCTCTCCCTATTAATTGTTGTTAATGGTACTCAATTTTTAATGTGTACCACTATTTATAAGGAAATACTATTTTATATTAGTTTTTTGAGAAGTCTGATAGTTCTTGAAGTATCACCATTGTGAACAACACCTTGTCCACCTCTAGCTCTAAATTCATTGACGTTTTTAGGATAATCGTCTATCAGTATTGAGTTCTTATCAGCGAATTGTTGTTTTTGAACACGCTTGACAAGATTGATTCTATTTGAAGCAACACCAAGATTTCTTGTTGCCCAAAGTTTTTTACCAGGTATACAATTCTTATCGTATATATCTTCTACATACGCTGATAAAATTTCTGTATCGTATTTTTTTAAGAAAGTCCAGAGTTGTTTACCACCTGGATTCCAAGGTAATGTAGACCAAAAATCTCTCTTTGATTTTATTTGACCCCATTTTTCAGACTTGGTACCTTGAGCCCAAACATCTATCTTTTTGCCTGTAAGTTTTTCAGCACCTTTTACAAAGTCGCATAAGACACCATCCATATCACAATAGATTTTTTTCATAGTGTTTGTCCTTTCATACTAATACTATAACACATACCAGACAAAAGGCAAGCGCTTTTTTTACTTATTATAGTTGATTTTTGGTTCGGTTTCAACTTTGGTTTTTTTAACACCTGTCATAGTCTCACCGTGCTCTGATTCTTTTTTATATTTTTTATCTATTGCATTAAAAAAGTTTTTCTTTTCAACATCTGACATAGAGGCAAGACCTTTACCAGTCTTCTCTAGTTCTTTTTTAAACATCTTTTGATATCCACTATCTTCAGTATGCTTTGATAAATTTTTTACCACTTCTTCAATACTACCAGGTTTGTTATTTAAATATCCCATTTTATTTTCCTTTTACTTGTTTTGCTAAATCTTTATCTGCACCACCCCAAGTACCACTTGATTTGGTTACAAATGAATTAACTCTAGCGAAAGCCCATTGTTGCTGTGTTGTACCTGGTCTATGACCGCCTCGCCACGCTGCCATACCTCTATCGTAAACTTTTTTAAGTATACCATATGGCATTCCTGATTTCTCGGCCTTATTTTTTAAACCTTTAATTTGTTCGTAAACAGCAGCCGCTGGGTGTTCTTTTTGTTCTTTTCTTGGTTTCATACCTTGTTTTTTCAACCTCTCTATATCAGCTTCGCTTGGTGCATTTTCTCTTTTAACAGGTGGATTATTTCTACCCATTTTATCTATTGTAAAACCTTTTTTTCTCAACTCTTGAGCTTTCTTTTGTATGTCTTGTAAAGTTTTACCACCTTCAAAGCCTGCGTGTTTACCGTGTTTACTATATGAAATCATAAAAGGGTCAATTGCTTCTTTGTTTAAAATCTTATCTGCAATTTCGTGACCTTTTTTAATTGTTTTCTTTTGTAAAGGCGGTTCATCATTCATAACTTTTTTAGCCTGCGCCATACCTATTGCGTAAGCGTCATCTTTTTTCATTTCGTTTTTAATTGCTTTCTCTAAACTTTTTGCTTGTTTATCGTGAGCAGATACAGATTTTTTAAGTTGTTTAATAACAGGTTTAATTGCCTTCTCATCATCTTTATTTAATACTTCATTTATACCAAGCATTCTTTTTTGTTTTGCAATTTCAATATCTGTTCTTTTTTCACCTTGTTTGTCTTTTGCTTGTTGCATACGACCTTTTTGAATTAGTAAATTATGTATTTTAGTAAATTTGCCTTCTTCTAGTTCTTCAGGCACACAATTAGGTACTTGTTTATTACCCTTTTTCTTCATACCAACTTGTTTATAACCTGTCCAACAAGCCTCGTCAAATGACTCTTCATCTAATTCATCTGTTGATTCACCAAATGGGTTAATATTTTTTACCGTAAATTTCATACCTCTTACTGCAAGTTTACTTTTTGAACCACTAGATAAGAAAGGTATGTTTGCTTTACTTAATGTTTTTAAATCCGAATCTTTAAACTTATTTAAAATATTCATAAGTTGTCTTGCTCTAGCAGCAGAAATCTTTTTACCTCTAAAAGGTTCATATTCTTTTTTTAGTATATCAATTTGTTGTTTTGATAAGTTTGCTTCAGTTAATTCAAAACTTTCATTTTTTCTTGTCATCTTTGATAAATCTTTAAACATATCTAAAGCAGCTTCTAATGAAGAATTACATTTATGTGATTTTGTATAATTATCGTGGTCAGCATTTTCATCATAACAAAACTCTAATTCACCTGCAATCATTTCAAGTTTCTCTTTCATTTTTTCATCTTTAGTTTCATCTGCTACATTTAATAATGAGTTAGCCATATCTTCTAGGCTCTGAAGTGTCTCTATAACTTCTGGTCTAAAACCTTTTTTAGGATTTGACGTACCACTACCAGGAGTACCTTCAGTTTTATCTGCATTTACCATATCAACTAATGTTTTTAAAGTTGCTGTACCATCTTTAATTAATGGTCCCATATTTTTTGAAGTCTGTTGAGGCATATCACCATATGCTTGGTCATTAAATAAACCTATTTGTTTATCAGCTACTTTCATTTTTTCTAATGACGCTAATTTTTTACCACTATATTTTGCCATCACATCTTGAAATGCCGCTTCTGCTTTATCTGGTTCTGCTTCAGCAACATCACTACCTACATCCTCAAGGTCACTTGCAAGGTCATCAAGACCCATTTCTCTACATTTTTCTATAGCAGCGTCAAATGAAAATTCATCATCATAATCTAATTCTATTGGATTGCCATCTTCATCTTCTAAATCACCATTGTCTAGGTCTTTTAAAAAGTTTCTTGATTTAATTTGTGTATCGTCTGCTTCTTTTGGTTTATCTTTTTTAGGTGCTTCAGGTTTTTTAGGAGCAGGTGTATCAGATTTTGGTTCATCATCTTTACCTACTTTTAC